AGGCTCCGCGGATGGTCTGGTGCGGTTCCCCTCTTTCTCAGGGACTGACCCGTGCGGTTGTGCTCGATAAACGCGTCAGGGCCAGCGTCTGGGACAGCGTCGGGGCCAGCGTCTGGGACAGCGTCTGGGCCAGCGTCAGGGCCAGCGTCAGGGCCAGCGTCAGGGCCAGCGTCAGGGCCAGCGTCAGGGACAGCGTCTGGGCCAGCGCCTGGGACAGCGTCGGGGACAGCGTCGGGGACAGCGTCTATGGCTCCCACGACGCTAACTGGTTGGCCTTCTACGACTATTTCGACGACGCGTGCCAACTCACAGATCTCGTAGCACCGCTCGCCGGGCTGACCGAGCTCGCGAAGTCCGCAGGATGGGCATTGCCCCACAAAGGCGTGTGCTGGGTCAGCGAACGCCACAACGTCCTGAACCGCGACCCCCGCGGTCGGCTGCATTGCGAGACAGGTCCCGCGGTCGCCTATCCCGATGGCTGGTCGATCTATGTCTGGCACGGCGTCCGCGTGCCAGAAGCGGCGATCACCACGTCGCCCGACGCAATCAGCCTCGATGCGGTGCTCGGCGAGCAGAACGCCGAGGTCGCACGAGTCTGGATGCTGCGCGCGGGCCCGCGAGTCTGGACCGATCCACGTGTCGAGCGAGTGCACGCCGACACGGACGGCGCAGGCCAGCCGCGAGAGTTGCTACGAATCGCCATGCCTACGGGCGAGCCCGCCGTGATCGTGCGCGTCACCTGTCCGTCAACAGGCGGCGAATACCGACTGCGGGTGCCACCAACGATGCGCACCTGTCAGGCAGCCGTGGGATGGACGTTCCGAAAAGAGGCGACCGAGTACGCGCCCGCACTGGAGACGTAAACCCGTGACGCTAACCCGTTGCGCGGCGGCGGGGATTGCGTTGAGGTTGAGGGATGGGGTAGAGTGACCGTGCTGGATGAGATGACCCTGGTCGTAGTATTATTGGCACACGAGGCCCGCTCCTACGGTCAGGTTGATTCTCATCCAGTCGCCAGATCGAGCGGGCCTTTCCTTTTGCCCGCCGCTGGCGACAACGCCGGTGGCCGCGCAACCCCGCCTCGCCCGAGGCCCCGGCGCAAACCCCTCTCAGAGCTTCACCGCGCATCTCTGTGCACAAAAACTGTGCGGTGCGAGGCAGCCGTACCGACGACGGCGAAAGGTCGGGTGGGATAGCGAGTGGTGGGATGTATTCCAAGGGGTCCAGGGGAGGGGGGACTTTGCCCATGCCTGTTTTCTCCGCTCCGGCCCGCTGTTCCATCTGTCTCTTTCCCTACCTGCGTGCGCTGGACAAGCCGCGAACCTGGCGGTGTCGTCGTTGCGCCTCGATCTTCATCAAGCATCCGCGAGGTATGAAGGTGATTCCGCGGCCGTGGCCTAAAAGTGGTCAGTAGAGAAGAGGCTTCGTGCTATGACTTCTTCGTGGGTCTCCGAGCTGGTCGCCCTTCCCTCGGTTCATCGCCGCGGGATCAGCGAGAAGGAGATCAGCGACATCGAGACGGACTTTCCTGACGTCGACCTAGCGTTTGAGGCGCGCTCGTTTGTTGCCTGGTGGGGCGACGGAACGCGGCGACTCACCAGGCCGTACGCGGCGTGGCGAAACTGGCTGCGAAACGCGCGGCGATTTGCGAGGCCGGAATCTGATCCGCTGGACGCCTACCGGAAGTCCTATGGGCGGTATCTGCGAAAGGCGCTCGATTGAGTCTGCCTGCGCCCTACTACGAGGACGACGCGGTACAGATATTCCACGGCGATTGCCGGGAGTTGTTGCCGTTCATGCCCGCGGTTGACCTCGTGCTCACCGACCCGCCGTATGGGATTGCTTATCAGCACGGCGAACGTAAGGGCGGGGCGCGCCTTGGCTTTGACGGGATCGCGGCCAATCGCATGTCACAGACGGTCATGGCGCTATGACGCTCTCGCCTGAGACCCAGGCCCACTACCGATCGCTGGTGGAGGCGCGGGTGCAGGACATCATCGCGAACGCCCGCAAGGACGGCCGCGAGATCACAGGCTCGGATATCGGCTGGCTACGGCGGCAGCTTTACAAGGAGATCACCGTGTACGGGACGTTCTACGGGCCGAGGGGGAAGCCATGAAGCGCACGGTTCCGTGGGACACGCTCGCGGCCATGCCGGTCGGCGGT